GGGGAAATACTGGAATGTTATCGGCATCAATATTTAACAGGATAGATGACGTTATCTCAGAGCAGAACGACAGGAACCGTGGACACATGGGGTTCAGTGGTATTGGCGATGATGACGAAAGAAAGATTTGGCTCAACTTTCATTGGTGCTTAAGCTCCAGCTTTGACGGCAGGATGCTTAGGCTCTTTGATCTGGGCAATCGGATCGAGGATCAAGTCGTTGACTACATCAAGAGCACCAATGTCATTGGCGTTTCTCCGGTTGACAAAGATGGCAAGCAGTATCGAGCAAGCGCCCTTGGCGGACACTTCTCTGGTTCCTGCGATGGGTTTGTCAGAAAGGTTTTGCCAGAAGCGATGGAAGAAGTTCTGCTGCTTGAGGTCAAGAGCGCCAACGACAAACGGTTTAAGGAACTGTGCAAGCTGGCCGACTATCAGGGATGGAGTAAGACATATCAGTGGCAGATCCACGCTTACATGGGGATCTTTGGTGTCACTAAGACGCTTGCTGTGGTGGTCAACAAAAATAACAGCGAGATCTACTCCGAGATCATTGACTACAACCCTGAGATCTGGGATCAGGCACAACAGAAAGCCAAGCGGATCATTGCTAGTGACGCGCCAGGTGATGGCATGAACGAAAAGGATTGGCGATTGAAGAATGAATCGTCGGTGTATCGAGATGTCTATCTTGGCAAGCGACTACCAGCGTCCGTTAACTGCCGGAACTGTAAGAGTTCTAAGGCGATCACGGAGTCCAATGGAGCCGTCTGGCGATGCTTTAGGTTTGGCAAGAATCTTACACTCGATGAGCAAAGGAACGGCTGTAAGGACCACCTATGGATGCCTGCTCTGGTTCCTGCGGATCATCTGCCAGAGAAGAGCACTGAGGATAAGATTGCTTATCAATCAGGAATAGTTGTGTTCTTTAATACGGTATCTAAAGGGCTTGACAAACAGTCATTTAGCAGTCCCGAATTGCGAGAACTGTCGAAGGCTAACTTCGATCCTGATCTAATGATGGGACCTAATCACATTCGGGAGAACTTTGATGCTGAGTTCGTAGCTGTGCATGTGATGGATGAGGATCAGATACCGTTCTAGCTGGCCATTCTCTTGGGTCTTTTATGATGTGAACAATGACGCCGGGGTGGAGTGCTTCGACCAGTTTCTTTTTTAGCGAAAAGATCTGGGTCACGATGCCCTTGGTGTCTTCCACTACATACTGGTCCTTGCACCAGTACCTAAAGTCTGCGATGTACTTGCAGATCTTCTTGCCTTCGACCACGCAGTGATAAGGAACCTGGACTTCGACCTGTTCGATCTCGCCATCTTCCTCTTTGCCTTTCAGGATCTTGTATCTTGCAGCCTCAAGCTTTGAATCAAACTTGATGCCATCGTACTCTACCTTCTGAGCAAAGTACTTTCCGGTCTTCTTTTTATGTTGTGGTAACAATAGATTAGGAACCCATTAGTTTATCTAATTCTATATCCCGAAGTGCTTCTATGCCACGGTTAAATAATGATTGAGGTGGCGGAGGGGAAGGCGGTGGTACAGCACCAGGCATAGGTGGTGGCATGATAGAGCTCGGAGGTTGTGCCATCTGTTGTTGTCTTTCTTCGAAAGCTTTTGGTCTTAAAGGCTTGTTTGAAAACTCTGATCTGACTTCTCTCATAGCTTCAAAGTCAAAAGGATTAGAGATCTTATTCTCACCAGATCTATAAGCTTCTTTTCGTATTTCCTTTGAAGGCTTTCCTACAGAGAATTTTCCAGCCATTACCTTTCTGTATTCGGTAACGTTTCCTTCCTTCAAAACCTTTGCAATATCACCTTCGGACATACCTAGAGTTCTAGCATCCTCAATGGCCATGTTTAGATCTCTTAACGCCTTAAACCTTTGTTCATTACTGGTTAAATAGGCATCAGTTATTTCTTGCGCGTCTACCTTACCTCTCTGCTTGGCAACTTTATTAAAAATAGTTTGTGCGCTTCCGATTTGAGATGACGCCTCATAGGCACGAAAACGTAAAGAATCTTTGATAACAGGTCGAACAGTCTTTATTCCGGACAAAGCTTCTGCAAGTTCTCCTGCAGCATCGAGCCTAACGCCTTGTGTGTTTATTGCATAGGAATCGTCAGCCAAACCAGTTGCAGATAACATTGATCTAGGAAGATCCTTAAGCCGACCTCTTCTAATATCAAAAGGAAGCACGGTTGGCATCACGCCTTCAGCTAAATGGCCAAAACCCTTCATCATTTTGCTGCCCAAAGTATCTTGTTCAGCCCAAACAGATCTGCCTGTAGAGGTGTTGTTCCTCATTAGATCTACAATTTTTTCACCGACAATTGTCTCACTTACAAAAGGTCCGAAGAATTCTCTTCCTGCCTCGGTGACTGCTCCAAGAGCAATTTCATTTAGTTCTTTCTCGGAAGTAATGCCGTTATTAACCGCATTGAAAACACCCCTAATAGGTCGAGTCAAATAATCGTAAGGGTTTGTGTAAGAGAAGTTATAGAACTCTGTGGCGTACCCGTTTTTGTCCGTAGCAATAGGGGTTAGCTGACTGTTCTTGTCGTAGTCCGCTACAAAAGATCTTTTGAATGCTTCTGTTTGCTCTTCGGTAGATCCGGTAAGCGTGTGTCCGATAGTCGATATGACTCTACCAGTGGCGTAATTAACTGTTGCCATACCGGCCAACCTTCTCATGCCAATCTCTCTAATTTCAGGAGATTCACTCGCTACTTCTTTAATAGCCCTACCCATGACATTGCCACTTGTTCTAATTATTTCAGCAGGGAATGCAATGAAGTTACCAACAGGAGCCTTACGCAAAGACTTAACAAATTCTGGAACTTTTGAGTAGTTTGGAACAGTGTTGCGAACTACTGTAGCTGCGTACTCTTCTACCATACGATCCAACGCTTCTTGTCGGAGCAAAGGATTAGCAGGTAAAGAAATCCCTGAGTCTGCACCTTTTAATACAGCAATCTTTCCAGCGTCATCTAACCCTTTAATCGCTTTAGTAATTTTACTTTGTTCAAAGGTCCAGTTGTACAACTTCCAAAGGTCGTCTCCTCCTGCATAAAAGTCTTGAGCTTTTTTTCCAAAACCCATAAGAGCTCCGCCTACAGAACTATCTCCAAACTTAGACCCAAACTTTCTTCCAACATTTACGCCATTAATAGTAGAAATGTCTGGATCAAATCCTTTTTTTAAAAGAGCTTGAACTTCTTTTAACTCTGCTTGACTGCCTATTAAACCAAGTTCTTGAGCGCGACCAAACTTTGCCAACTGAACTTCGTTAGGTAATTTCTTGTAGCCGTTCATAACGGTACGCATAGACTCACCTAGATTTGCACCAGTGCCAATGTTACCTTGAGCTAATGCAAACAACGCTGCGGAGGTAACATTTCTAATCTGCGTAGTGGGAGAAAGAACTGTTTTGCCGTATTGAACGGCACCTTTGCCACGAAGAAACCCAGAGTATGTTGCCCTAACTCCGTTACCAATAACTCCCATGTCTCCAATTACAGTGCGAGTAAGATCTTTGTACACACGAGTAGGAACAGCAAACCCATTTAACGCGCCCCACTCGGACAATGCTTCGCTTGGACCCATGGTTACTGTAGGGTCATCCAATTGTTTACCTAAAACCACATACCCTTCTTCTTTTAATGTTCCCAATTGTTGAGGAGACATACCTCGAGTATCTTTTATAAAACTAGAAAACACTGGGTTGCTAGAGGCCATGCTTGCAAGTTTGCTTTGGTATTTGTCCACGGCTAAAAACTCAGACAAATCTGAGACAGTAGCAACGTATGACTCTAAGGGGTTTTTAACTTCCCCTAACAAAGCCTTTTGATAACTTGGTAAGTTAACCCGTTCTATGAACATCCCAGGAGCCACGCGTTCTGCGGCCACACGTTTAGCAGAAAGTCTTTCTGTAGCTCCTCGTTTTTTTAAAGCGTATCGTTTAAGAAAAGAATCTCGAGCTAACTCAGCCATGTCATCAGTAACTGGACCTGCTAAATTACCCATTTGATCTAAACCAACTTGGTCAAAACTAAAATTGTTTATTGGATTGTCAGCCAATCGTTTTAGTTCTTGCGCTGTATGAAAAGGATCACTTTTAAATCCTTGCAAACCAGCAGTTAAAATGTCTTGAGACG